TGCAGTAACATTGTTACTACCAAAACCTACTTGGGTTACTGTGCCCATCAGGCTTCCATTAGCAGTTAGTGTACCTTGTGAGGATCCATCGATAAACAATTCCATTGCATGGTCGTTTTGCTTACATACTACAAAGTGCCAATTGCCATCCATAACATTTGTGGTACCTAGAAGTTGATGTTCTCCATTAGATGTAGAAACGGTAAATCTTATTGAGTTCTGGTTAGTACCAGCACCTGTACTTACGCTAGGACCTCTTGAATTACTATCTGTTGCTGACCAAAGATCTCTTCTTCCTGAAGTAATAGATGAAGGAGTCTTAATCCAAATACCTGCTACATAGTTTGAATCAGAAAATTCTGTGTTGCCAGCAGCCAGATCACCAACACTGGCAAAAACATGTCCGTCATTTAGAGATCCAGTAACTGCTAAAGCGCCGTTAAGTTGAACACCAGATTCAAGAAGGTTGTCTGCATTTCCAGTAAATTGAAATCCTGAACTGCCACCATTTCCATAGTTAATAACGTTTTTATATGCATCAAATTTGTACCACTGTTCTAAATATCCAGCAGTGTTTAATGTTTGCATATATTGATTTAAAAGTAATGGCAGATCTAAGTCTGTCTGATAATGTCCGTCTGCTGTTGCAGAGGCTGTGGCTGGATCTGCTGTAAGAATTGCTTGAGTTATTAATGAAGGATGAACAAACAAAGAAGATGCTGTTGCTGGGCTTTCTTGTACTGTTGCAGATGAACCAGCAGTAAAGTTATCAGATACTTCTGTAGATGTTAGTTCCCGATCATAAATAGCAACTTCATCAATAAATCCTTTAAATCTAGATAATGGCTGGATTGAATCTCCACCTTGGTCATAAACTCTAGCTCCAATTAATTTACCTGCATTTACATAAAAACTATTATCATCCATATCAATAGTTGTTGGACTTGAAGATACTCCTGCATTACGTTTTAACACACCATCAACATAAACTTTAAATGAAGTTGTATTATTGACAACAACCAAATGGTGCCAAGCGTTATCTGCATATGTTTCTGTAGATATGTATTGATTAAATGTTCCAATATAGTTAGTTACAATTAATTTTCCTCTGCCGCCGATTCCTGATGCTTGAGTATAAGTTGTTCCTATGTCTGCGCCAATAGACTGTTCTCCATTTTGGCTAATATATGTAAACAGTGGACGAAACTTGTCGCCATCTACTGCAGGATTTGATAATGTTAATGTGTCATCATAATCAATTTTAAACCACATTTCTGTAGTAAATGATCTATCATCAAATAATGAAAATGCTGACCAGTTTGGAAGTTTAATTGAAGATGTAGAACCATTAAAATAAGCTGAGCGACCATCTACATTTGTAGGTTGATCTAATGTAAGATTTGAAAAAGTTGATGATGTGGATAAAGATCCATAATTTGTTGGAGTTCCTGAAGTTTCGTTGAGACGATACCAAACCTTTGGGCTTAGTGATGATATTTGATTAATGTATGCGGTCATAAAAAAAGACTGCCGTTAGGCAGCCATAACTCCAATCAAAAATTTGTCTGCTGGTACAGATGAAATGCTTCCGCCGTTAATTGTAATTACAGGAGTAAAGGAGAGGTCAGAAACCACTGGAGAAAATAAATCACCAGAAAGAGTCTCAACAGTGGTGTTGACGACGCCTGCACAAGCATTTGCTTGGAATGCGCTGACCTCTACCTTTACGTCCATTTGCGTTAGCCTTACGCTACAGTGATACGCACAATACCTGTGCTATCCCATGTGATTGTAAAGTTACCATTCGTTGATGACTGATCTGAACCGAAGTCCACATAGCCGATCAACGGTGAAGTTGAAGCTGTACCTGTTGAATCATATACAACTGCATAACGTGCCGTGATTGTTGAAGATGACCAAGTGGTATCTGCAGCATCAAGAACGATTACGTTGTTTGCTGAATCGTAGGTTGCTGTCTTTGAACCTAGTGTGTTACCACCAGCAGTGTAGCCTGTACCTGAAACTTCATTTGAAGATACATCATTGAAGTAGTCATGGGCGTCCTGATCTGGTGTGTAAGATGATGAAAGTAGAGCAACCTTGATTGTGTCAGTGTCGAAATCTACTTCCTTGTTAAGTGCCTTAAGGAGGAAGTTACCGTATAGTTTTGATGGCATGTTTTATTCCTCCTTACGCTGTCTTCTCAAGAATTGCAAAGCCTTCAGCTCTAGCAACTTCAAATGCACGACGTGCACGAACCTTGAGTAGAACACCGTCTGTATCAAATTTAGCATCCTTAGATACCATTGACTCAATACCTGCACGAACACCATTGACCATAAGATCAGTGTTACCTACGATAATGAGAGCGTTTCCATTTGGAGTTGCTGATGCTGATGCACCTGTCATTGCTCCATGTGAAACAGTTAGTGGATATCCAAACAATGTTGCTGTTGTAGTTCCTAGTGGATCTGTTAGGATTGGACGATTTTGATTGTCGACTAATCCACGAAGCGTTGCTAGGAATTGTGGGTGAACGATGAAACCTGTCTTTGATGGATCAAAGTATGCACTCTGTTCAATCTTAGATAGAATCTGATTTAGATCATCAAATGTAGCTGCTCCACCTGTTTGAATAAGGTTGGCTCCTGCTGATCCTGGTGATACTGCACGATACACAGATGTGTATGGTGCTGCGTCTGTTCCAGCTGATGCAGCTGTTACACCTAAGCATGCATTGTCAAACTTTCTTGCCCAGTTAGTTGCCCACTGAGTTTTGTATGTATTCAGAACGTCAATGAATGAGTCATTCATATCTTCTTCTGAGATGTGCATAATCTTTGCCCATTTACGAGCTGTTAGGGTGATGTCATCGACTGTTACATCTGCCTCACCAATTGTTGCGCCTTCTGCATATACGTTTGGAGCATCGCCAACAAAGCGTGGAACACGCTTTACTGATGTTGCCATTGGCTCACGACGTGCAAGCTTTTCAACTGCAGAGTTCTGCAATGATGCTTGTACGACGTTTGAGCTATGCTCTTCAACGATATAACCATTGGCGACTGTTAATTCTGTTCTTGCCATAGTAGTTTTATCCTTTTCTTGTTAGTTAGATTTTTATGTGCTTGAGAGTAATATATTCGTCCGAATAATATTAGATTCGCAAGCCTAAACGTCCATCTAGCTTGCATCTTCCTATTATACAGTATATTAATCTCCTAGTACATACCTTGCTTGTAATTCTGTTGCTGATAGAGGAGCATCTACATATGAGGTTGCTCCACCATCTGCTTTGCCGCCAACTATCCTCTTGGGATCAAATAGCTCTGGGAAATCATTTCTAAGATCCGAAAGTTGCATATCTAATCCATTAATCTCAAAGTCATCAGTTAATTCAATTTCTGACACCTTGATATATTTAAGAAGTTTATCAGCATTAGGTACTCCATTTTCCATGAGGGACCTAATAATTTTGTCATTCTTTAGCTTAGTCTGAATTAGGTTAGCCTTTTCTCTGGTAGATACAGTTTCTTGTTCTGCCGCTTCCTTTTCCATTCTAAAACGCTTTGCGTCGTTCTTTGCTCTTTCCAATGCAGCTAAAACTGCTACTGGGTCTTTGATCTCTGTAGACGTACCGTCTACAAATTCGATCTCTTCCATTTTATCTCCTAATCGTCCAATTAAGGATTAACTTCACCAGACTGAGTGCCTAGTGCATTTGCTCTTTCTGCTGCTTGGTTCTTCATTGCATAATTGTGTGCATTTACAATCTCAGACGTTGGAACAGGTGGTGCTCCTAGCTGTGCTTGTGATTCTTCAACAATTGCTTCTGCAATCTCTGGGTCATATCCAGCCTCAAGAAGAATCTGATAGAGTCCAACTCCAACACTCTTCTTGCGAACTGCGATGTCCCAATTATCTAGTGAGTCAATTGACTCTGCATTTTCCCATTTGATTTCAACATCATTAGGAAGTCCTTCAACCATAAACATAAACTTAAACAAGTCTCTCCAAGTTGATCCAAATGCCATTTGGCGATTTACAACCTTCTTGAATAGTGGAGCTTCAGCTACACGAAGTGCTTGACCTGATGGAAGTGATGCTCCTCTCATAAAGTAATGTGTTGGT